AAGTAACAACATATTCATCTTTTCCAATAATTTCTAAAACAAATAATTTATTGTAAATTATAGTATACTTGTCTTGTATTTCAGCAAGAAGGGCATCCAAACCCCCTAAATCCGTAAATGTACAGAATAACTTATTATTCAAATCTCCTAGGTTTTGTATTGATGTTAAAACATCATAATTCGTATCATACATATTTGGAGCTCTATCTAAAGTCGTAATCATAACCTTGTTTTATTTTTATATTAAATTCGTATTTTTTGAAAATATTTTTAATATCTTCTAATATTTTTTCTTCTTTTTTATCTACATCAAACAAAAATGAATCATAAGTATATAATATCAATTTTGTCTTATATCTCCTCAATATACAAAGAATATCCCACAATATCAACACATTTTGCGAAGTTTCTAAATTTTGAAGTATATAATTAAACAGTTTTTGCGGGTTCATATTCTCCAATCCCTCCTTTGTATATACAAAGTTTGAAATCGGACATTTTATAAAACCATCCTTATTAAATTTTTCCCAAGTTTTTTCTATATATTGTTTTACCTTACTAAAAAATTCCAGGTGCTCATATTGTTTAAAAACTCCTCCGTATAACTGTTTAAATGTTAATTCTTTTGACTTATCATAATCTACATTGTAGAGTTTCGCCATGTGTTCGTGAATATCAACAGTGGGGAAACTATAATTAACGAGACGACAAGACAAGCTAGGATGATAAGCGCTAATATCAATTTCATACAAAAAATCATTGCTTGGTATAAAACTTTTCCTACATCCATTTTCTTTATTAAGTGCCGCATAATTTACTCCATTAAATTTATTTGATGGTCTTGTTGTTGTTGTTTTTAAGTTGAACTGAGGGTAAACGTGTTCACCATTAAGGGTATGGAAGTATCCTTCGAAGGTAGGAACGTGTACTCGTAATCCACTTCGCTCGATGGAGTTGAATACCACTGAACATTTGTTGTTAAAAAATTCATCATATTCTGTTTTATCTTTATTTATATTATCTTTTAAATCATTGTAAATTCCCTCACAATATTCATAATGTTTTACTACCGGAATAATACAATTTACACATTCTATATCTTTATGTTTACTATAATATATGTTATGTGCTGTTGTTTTAGTAGGTATATACGTAGTAGGTGGTGTGTTTATGTCAAAGAGAGCTTTTAGCGGAAAATAATGTAATAATAACTTTTTATCTCTACAATATAATTTATTAAACCTTTTTAATAATCGGTTAATCTCGGTTATATTAATGCTTAAAGTTTCACTATGATTAAGGCATAACATAAACCCTTTACTCGCTTGTATAGGTCGAATATACACCAAAGATACGCGATTGATAGTAGGGTGGATAGTATCATTATAAGGAATTACTTCAATGAATGCTTCTTTATAACTACTATTTAATAAAAACCCTAATTGTTCATTGTCCTCTACTAGCCAATACATAAAACCATTTTTCGATAATATAAATAACTACTTAGTAACCTCCACGAGGTATATTTCTTCTTCTTGAAGTACCTACTTCTTCAGTAGCCCCAACTTTTCTACTTTTTAATGCTTCCCCTTCTTTAATTAATATTAAAACTTTGTGGGCTTGGGGTTGGTGAAATCTTCCTTCCATTAAAACCCCACTATTAGGATGAAGGTGGAAATAACCAACATATTCTTCATTAGTATCAAGAACCTTTAATTCCCCTCCTTCAGTATAATTAATATCTTCTTTATTTCCTTTATAGTACTTAGCAAACCTATATTTAAAATATTCTTCAAATTTTACCCATTCATTTATTTTAGCAACATATTTTACTGTGTTATAATTTTGTTTATAAACATCAAGTAATTTTCCTTTTAATTTCCAAGTTAATTGTAAGGGGGAATATAAATTGTATTGTACTGAACTGTCTTGGTTTTCGAATAACTCAAATTCATTTTGAGTAGTTTCATTATATTGGAAATTTGTACTTTTCTTTAAAAAATATCTTTGAAATGTTTGATTTTCATAATCAGAAGATGTTGGTTGCGGGATGCTATTAATTATAGGTCTTTGTGCAGTTATAGGAACACCTGAAGCATTAATGTATGCTTGAGGGGCTAAGCTATAAGATAAATCACTATCAGCCGGTTCTCCTTTTACTTCTACTTCATTATATATATTATCTACTTTAATTAAAGAACGTACATTCTCATCTTGGGGATTTTGTCCAGTGAAATATTCTCCCTTTGAAGTTTTAAAATAAGCACCAATATAAGGAGATTTATCTGTAAGAAGAATAAATTCTCCTCCTGCGGTATATAAATTAGATTCTATTTGGGATAAAGGTATGTACATTTTATTTTAATTTATAAAATTCTTCATATAGTGTACTTAGTGGGGAGTATATTTCAACAAATTGTAACTTTCCTGTAAAATTGCCTTTTTCATCAGGATATTGGTCAAAATTATCAACAGTTATAGTCCCTGCTTTAAAATAAAGAAATTTACCATTGTCCTCAATGTAAGGTTGGCTACTAGTTTTGTAAGTAACAGCATATCCTAATTGTCCCTTATATTTAATTACTACAAAGTTTCTAACACCAGAAAATTCCTCTCTAGCTTTTGGATCAAAACTTTTTTCTTTTATTTCAAATATCGTACCTTCTTTAGCAATAGCTACCCCAAATTGACTACTTGGATTTTCTAATGCACTTAAGTTTACTGCAGAGGGGTTTATATAATTAGAACTAGCAGGGCCCCAATATTCAAAATGCCATGCTTCATCTCTTGATCTATTGTCTGCTAATCTCCAGGGGTTGTACCAACCATATCTTGCTGCTATAGTAGCTACTATTTTCCAGTTTTCTTTTAATCTATCATTTAAATTGGCCTCAGCACTTACACCTCCAGTATAACTTAATCCAGATATTCCTAAATCAATAGCACCCCCCCAACCATGTGGAGAACTACCTACTGGAGCGGCAGCTGGGTTGTTTCCAAATGATGCTTGGTAGGCTAGGTTTCTATATGCGGTTGTGATACTGATATTAATTCCTGCGGCTTTAGCATCTGCTCTCCATTTTTTATAGGCTTCCCAAGCATATGTATTTAATTTCCAGTAATCTTCTCCATGGTATGTTTTTAATTTTGAACCACCTTTTTCATCTGTTAAAGCTAATAATTGTGGGGCAGTTTCTTGCATTTTACCATTTACCCCTCCTTTAGCTATACTATCTTGAGTTATAGGGGCATATGTATAAGATTGTGCCCCGTATTTATTAGGATTTATTATGGGTTCAGGATCTCCTACAATACCACTAATAAGAGCATTACCATCCGCCCCAAGAGTATATGATAATGCTGAATCTGATAAATCATATTCTACTGTAGTAAATAAATCAGCTGTTAATACAGTATTTTGAGTATTTGCTGTTGAAATTGTATGTAATTCAGTTGTCCAATCGTTTTCGTCAATTTTGTGGTTTACTTGGGTAATAACAAATTTTAAAGCATTTGGATAAGCTCTAGGTAAAAATTCTTGTCTTATAGCTAATTGATTATAAATTTTAATACCCGAAAGACCATCACAGGTTAAGTTTAAATCTATAGGAATAAAACCTATTGTGTTTGAAGGTTCACCTGTTTTTCTATATATTTCATTACTAATACCATTAACAAATCCTTTAAAACTATTTTTACCCATTGATATAAAATCAGGATCAAATTTAAAGTAATAAGGAGAAATAATAGGAATTCCTCTAACTTTTCCCCCAAAAGCATTAGCTAAATAAACCATGTAACTTACATTTTTTGGGTTTTGATCTTCTTGCTTATTTTTTAATTGTTGATATATAACCCAAGCCCTAACTTTATTTGAATATTCAATCCAAGTATAATCAATAAAATCTTTTCCTGTTACAGGACATCCTTTAATTTCTTTATGTCCTTGTTTAGTTATACCAAAATTAGTTTCTTTAAATTCTCTTCTTGGAAAGGGACCCCAATGTGTATCTTCTTCTGATTCATCCCATTTTTTGGATATTTTTGTGATTTGTTCTATAGTTAATGGGTCATATTCATTTGAACCAGTGGAGGGAGATACAAGAGGAGGAGTTTCAGGGTCATCATATCTTACAGTATATCTATCTGTTAAACCCTTCATCCATTTAGAAAAAGCAGTAGCATCATAGTTTTTAGTTTTTGTCCCTTCTGCTGTAGTACCAATAGCTATCATTGAAGCTAGTTCAGGGGTTATTTTTGTATCAAAGCCAAAATCTCTTACGAAATTAGAAGTTTGTGCCTTATTTTTAGTAGCAGGATTATAACCAAATAATTCAAATGGAACAGTAACTTTACCGAACCTATCTTTATATTTATCTGAGGTTTCAATTGATGGAATAGGGTTTTGATCTATAAATGTAATTATTCTATCATCATTAAGAACACATTCTATATTATTTATACCACCTAATGCTCCATTTATACCATTACATATATTTTGCAAAAATTTAAATAGATAAATTTGTCCTTTTTCATCTGTTGTGTCTGAAAGTAATGTAGTAACAAAATCATAATTTAAATAAATATTCATTATATTACCATATATAGCTTTATTATCTTGAGTCCCAAAATTATTTACACGACTTAGAAAAGGCCAAAAGTTAATTACCCCAGTATCTAATCCACCTGCAGTTTTTCCACTATCAAATTGATCTGGAGTATTAAATGAACTTCTATCTAAGAAAAAAGGTTTTATAAAACAAATTCTAGGATCAAATGATACTTGATAAGGGTATATAGCACAAATTTGGTCATCACTTAAATCTATACCTAATATTTTATCACCATTTATAGAAGGTAAAACATATTTTTGGATTTTTATTAATAATTCTCTAAAAGTAAGAAAATAAGAATACCTTATAGTATTAACTCCATCATCTGTTCCTTTTTTAAGTGGTATAGTAGGGACACTATTAGTAAATCTAGCGGCATTTTCAGCTTGTTTTAAATTTCTTCCTACAACCCCTAATAAACTTAAATAGTTATTTTTTACTCCATTTTCTGACCCATCCCATTTTCCAACATCAGGAGAAACTATATCACTATAAAGAGCATAAGATAAATTTGAGTCTCCTGCATTAGTAATAATAGCACTATTAGCATCTGCTAAACCTACTGTTACTTTACTAGTTGCTTTTTGGATGGATTTTTGTAATTCTCCTGCATCAACTATATCTTGAGGTAAATTTACTTTTAAGGATTCAATAACATCTCCTACAGTAATTAATTTTAAATTAATATCATATGTTCCATCTGGGTTGAATTTCCAACTAAAATTAGTTACTTTACCTAAAAACCCATCATAATTTCCTTCGTATTCCTTTCTTTGTTGTCTAATTTTTCCTAATACCTCAGTAAATGGAGCTTTTTGATTGTAAAACCAATATTTTTCCATTAAAGTACTCCCAGTTGTTTTGTAAGTATCTTTTTGTATTACTTCACCTTCTACTTCTATGGCGGAAGCACCATAATATTTATTCCAACCCCATTCTAAAAGCATAGTACACCCTAAACGAAGATAAAGTAATTCTAACATTTCAAATTGGAACTTGTTATGAGCTTTAATTTCAACATTAGCTTCTCGTATAGAACCCCTATTTTTAGCTTTTATATTAGCACTGATAAGTCCTGGTGGTGGGGTAATACCAAAGGTTGTTCCTCCTAATCCATAGGCTGCTGCATCATTCCAAAGACTTTGGTTAGAATTGAGTACTCCCGAACGCATATTATAATTTCCTACACTAGATATATTTCCTTCATTGTCTCGATTAATATCTAAACTAGATAAAGAATTGAATAATACTGCTTTTTCGGCCAATCTAGTACCTATAAAATTTGCGGGATTAGTAAAACCAATATCTGTTAACCTTTTTCTTCCTAAGTCATCATCATCAACAGAAATAGAAGAGCCTAATTTTAACCAGGCATTTTGATTAGATAGTACAGTTAATTGTTCATTACTTCTTACTTCTAACCCATGGAGATTTTGCCGGATTTGGATTTGGTTTTCAACCCAAGGTTCAAAAGATTCTCCTATTATACTCATAACTCATTTCTATTATTTAATCTATAATATTCTGTTTGTATCCTTCCTATATTTTGAGGTATTCTAATTTGTACCCCTAGAGGAGGGAAATAAGAATTTTGAGAGAAAGAACTATTAGCACAAGAAATTATCCACCATAAAGAAGAATTTCCATAATAAGTTTGAGCTAATTGATCATATCTATCACTTTCTTCAGCATAAACATATATATCAGATATACTTAAAGGAATATCAGGATACTTAACTGTTTTATATAGTCTTTTTCCTTGCTTTCCTTCCGGAGAAAGTGATCTAGTAAGTCCTATTTCATTATATCTTCCCATTATTTTTTAGGTAAATAATTTATATGTTTATTATTTTTTATATCTAATCCTCCATCATAGTTATTTACCCCTCCTTGATTTGCTAAAGCAATATATTGTTCTTTACCATAAGATGAAGCAAAACTACCTTCACCAAATGCTTTTCCTGCAAATGTATTATTTTGTACGGCAGGAATAAAATTATGAATTGGGATAAATTGAAATCCAGTTACTTTAACTATCATTGGTAATTCTTTAACAGAAGGATCAGTTATAATATCACTGCCGTCTGCTGATAATCCTATATTTCCTGCATCTGGAATTGCTATTTCCCATGGTGATTCGGTTGGTACTCCTAGTTGTATTCCTTTCATTATTCCTACTTGTTCATAACACCATCCTCCTATAGTTAAAGATATTAAGTTACCTCCCATATATCCAACACTTGAGTATTTAGGTGCATTTACCGAAGCAAGATAATTTAATTTTTGATACATTGGAATTAGTTCTTGCTTTGATTGAGCTGCTACTGTCCAAGATAATGAAATATTTCTGTCAAACCCACCATATCTATAAAACTTTTCACCTCTACCCATATATTTAATTTCACTCCAGTCACTAGAATAAGTATCAGACATTTCATCTATAATAGCTCTAAAATGAATATATGTTTTTTGGGATGGATCATCATTATCTATAACACCAATCCTAAATTTAACAAAATCATTTTTAACTGCTTCCCCTTGAGCTACAGTTGAGGATTGGTAAATTGGTAAAGCATTAATTTTATCTAGAGCATTATTATAATCAGCATTGCCTTCTACAGTACTAATATTACTCCCTATATCTCTTCTACCTATAGTATAACTACTTCTATTTGCTTTAATTCCAGGGTTACCTAAATTTACTCTTTGTTCAAATTTATTAGCAGAGGTATAAGGTAAAGTATTTGGGATTGTATCACTTCCACTAGGAGCAATTACTTTCCTAAAATCTGTTATATTATCTGCTTTATTAGTTCTAGAAAAAGGTACTTTAATTTCTACTTCTTGTTGGGTCCAAACTTGTCTTTCAGTACCTCTAAGTATTCCACTTTTAAATCCTTCACTTGATTCTGGGGTTCTTAAACTATAAGGATTTGAAGTAGTATCATAAATATTATTACGTATTATAGTTCCATCTCCATTAAATTGATTAAAAAATGGTGGAATAAAATAATCTGAGTTTACTCCTGTTCTAAAAATATTTGCATTAGAATAAAAAGCAGCTGAGGCTCCAACTCTATATAATTTATCATTTTTAAGATAATCTTGTACTTGTAAACTAGGATCATTTACAGTAGGTGATGGATTTGGTTTATTTGGAATATAATTTATAGTGGGTACATCTTCTCTTTCAGCTACTATTCTTGTTTCTTGAAGAGGAAATATAGGGTTATTTTCTTGATTATATGCTATATTAGAAAAATTAGGAACTTGTCTAAAACCGGAAATAACACTTCCTGTGCCATATACTGGTCCTGCTTTACTAACAACAATTTTACTATTATTAATACCTGTTCTATATTCAGAAATCATATTAAGAGAAGTTCTACCTACTCCTAAAATTGCCCCTGGACCTCCTGTGTAACTATATAATTCTGGGTCTCCACCTTGATTTTCTTTAATTTTTGGTAGTAGTCCTTGTAATCTACTTTTATTACCTTCATCCCCCCCTGTAGTTATAGTATTTAAATAAGTTGGTAATCCTAAAGGGGTATTACCAAGTGGAGCTCCTACAGTTGTTTTTGTAAGGGGGTTTAAACCTTGTTTATTTAAATGGGCTCCTAATGCATTACCTGCGGCTTGTCCTATGGTTGATAAAGGTGTATAAATTCCTTGGTTAACAGCAAAATTATTTACAAAAAAATCAGCTATACCTGCTATAACATTTCCAACACCTGTTTTATCATCACTTTGACTATTTCGTTGTTCGTTAAATGAAGTATACCCTGTTTGAGAGTTTACATTTGATAAAGATAATACATTTTGTTTAGCAACAAAAAGTATCCCATTAGGTGATTTAAAATCAACTAACATTTGTGTTAACCTAGAAACATCATTAGCTACAATTCTAGGAAGTAATGTTCCACCTCTTAATAAAAAATCAGGTCCACCTGTCCTGCCTGTTTCTGATAATCTAGTGGGTAAATCTCTTACTAGATATGGTTGGTTACTATTACCACCACCTACTCTATCCTTACCAAACCTTAATGATTTAAGATCTGTTCTTAAATCTACTAAACCCATATTTAGTTAGGTAAATTATTCAAGTACTTTTCAGCGGCAGGAATATTTCCTCTATCTAAAACAGAAGGATTAGGTAAAACACCATTAGGTGGATAAACTTGACTAGCTATAGGATTACCCTCATTTGAATATTCCTTATGTAGAGTAGAAATTTGTCTATTAGGAATTGGAGGGGTTGTTCCATTTAAGCTAGTTAAGCTAGAATCGCCATTAATTAATTTGTCTTTTAAACTCATGATCAATTGTTTTTATTATAAATATTAAATTATTGTACTTCGTATAAACTTAAAGGAGCCATTTCAGGTGTTTTCTTAATTAATTGTTCTAATAGCATATTAGTTTTATTAGCTTGCTTAATCATTGGGGAATTATCTCCTAAAGGAATTACTGCTTCAGGACCAGCTTCACCTATAAGTGCTGGGGTAGGGCCTGTTACTGTTCCACCATTGGCCATTTCGTATAAACCAGCAGAAGTCCCCCAATTTTTTTCCATGGAGGATTCAACATTTCGGCCTTGTCTATCTATGGCAGAACCAAATTCATAATCCTTACCAAACCAACTACCAATCCAACCTATTATATCTTCTATTAAAGCAGCAGCCATCATTAAAATTTGAATAACAGGATCTAAAAGGGATATTAAACTAGCTACAGCACTTAAAATTGGCATTATAGCGTTTGCAACTGTAACAAAAATTTCTTTTAATTTTGCTATAGTTGCATTAAATTGTTCTTGTACACTTACTTGATTATTTAATTGTTCTACTCCTTTTTCTTCTAGCATACGTTGAGCTTCAGCTACTCCATAAGTTGCTTTAAGTATTTCAAAATTTTTCTTTGCTTCCTCAGCTTTTTCTCCAGTTAAACCTTTTAATTGATCTTCAAGTAATAAAGTAGATGCTAATTCTTCTCTACTCATTCCAACTGATTTTGCTAAAGCATCTTGTTGGATTCTATTTAATTTTGTAAATTCAGCTGAGTCTCCTATTTGTTCTGATATTTCTTTTGCTACAGTAGCTAAATCATTATTTAAGGCAGCTTGTCTTGCTTTTTCTAAATTAATATCTTTACCTAATAATAATTCAGCTTGTAATTCGTTTTCAATTGACTGTTCAAAGTTAAGTAAACTTTCTGCTATTGCATCAACTTTACTTAATTCCATACCTAATGATTTAGCAGTTGCAACTGCATCTGCTATTAATTTAGGATTTTTACCAAATGATAATGTAGTAGCAGCAGAAACTTTTCCTATGTCTTTTAGTAATTTTTGTTCATTAAGTAAAACACCATTTTGAGTAGCAGATATTTTTGCTTGAGCTAAAAATTGACCTGTAATTTCATCTGTGGTTTTGTTTGTTCCTAATTGAATACGGGCTATACCTTGTAATTCTTCATTAGTAAATCCAGACTTTTCCCTTAACTTAGTAAAAGAAACAGACATTTCATCACTTAATGCAACATTAGTTCCTAAAGCACCATTTATAGCCTTAAAAGTTTCTCTAATCCCTTTTGTATTTACAAATATATCTCCTGAAGCGGCAGCTGTTTGGGTAAATTCTTTATTTAATGCTAAAGCATCATCATAAGTCATTCCAAATTCCTTAGCCATTTCACCCGCAGCTTTATCTAAACCTTTTATTGCTTCATAAAGTTCTAAAAATAATGCTGCGGGGCCTAAAGCTTTTTTTAACACTCCTTTAAGCAATTTACCCATACTTTTAAATAGTTTGGTCATTCCTGCTTTTAATGGACTTTTACCGCCTGTTATACTTTTAGCTAAATCGTTTCCTGCTAATACTTTTCCAGCTCGAGCTTGGACTGATTTTCCTGCTAGCATTTTTCCGTCTTTGCCCATTACTAAATCTTCAATACCTCCTTTTTTAGCAATTTTTCTTACTTTGTCTTGGTCTAAACCTCCCCCTACTACTTCATCACCTATATTTCTTCCTTTACCTTTAGTTAAAGCTTTTCCTTTATAATCTTGGATTTGTTTAAGAGCTTTAATTTGTTTTTTGCTAAGACTTTCTGTTTGGCCTGCTAAATCCATATTAGTTTTAGCAGTACGTTCTGCTTCTTCTCTTGCCTCTTTGAATGGTCCAGAAAATGCCTTTAGTCCAGGAATACTTTCGGTGAATTCTTCCATAAAACTAAAGGTTTTTACACCTACATTATTTTTAATTTTTTCTGTTTGTTCAGCAATTTTTTCTATGGTTGCTAAAAATTTATCTGCAGCTTTTAAATTATCTTTAAATTCTTTAAGGTTAGATCCTGTTATTCTTCCACTTTTAATAGCTACCTCTAAACTATCTCTTTCTAATTGGGCCTTTTTCTGTAGTTTTTCTAATGTTTCTTTTTCTATTGCTAAGCCTTTTTCATTCTCATATCTTAACTCTCTAGCAACAGATTCCATACCCCGTAGAGCTTTTTTAGCATATCCTAATTCAGTATTCATTTTAGAAACTTCTGCTATACTATCACGAAAAGAATCTGATATATAAGATAATGTAGAATTTACATCATTTAAATCCTCATCAAGTTTTTTGATTTCCCTTCTAGCAGCTGCTATTTCACTTGCCTTAAAAACAGGAGGAGTATCCCTACGACCAAGTTTTTTATACATTTGGTCGATTATTTTATTTAAGTCCTTAATATCGTTAGATAATTTTTTAGGATCAAAATTAGCCATATAGGTATTTTATTATAAATATTATTATTTATAACTTGTTTTACCTTTGTAATCTTTTGTGGCATTTAAAAATTCAGGAGTATTTACTTTACCATCTGGGGTAATTAGAGTTTTAGTACCTTTCTTTCCAGATCTAGCATTTTCTATAGCCTTTTTTTCATTTTCATAAAAAGTATTTATTTCAGAAAGAGTAAATTTTCTAAGCCAAATAGGCATATTATAGATAGTAGCATAATCATATCCTCCTTTACCGTGGAATACTAAACTATGGATTTGTTGAAATAAGTTTTTTCTAAACTCAGGTGCGAACTCAGGCGTCAGGCCAAAAAAAGTTAAGCCCAATGGGCAATGTCGCCTCCTCTCCACTGTCGAGCACTACAGTTAAATCTAAATCAGGAGAAACATTTCTTATATGTTCCCTAAATGCTCTTGCATCGCGTGCTAAAAAATAGTTATCAACAAAATCTCTAATATCTTTGGTTTCAGTTTTACCATCAACTGAAGTAATTAAATATTTTAATCTAGTTGTTAATTCTGCTGAGTTGTTTGGACTGATTTTTTTTATTCCAGCTAATTCTCTGTCTATTTTTTTCTCATCATGACCATTTAATAGTTTAAATGTTAGAATTGTTCCTGTACTTTCTAATTTATAAGAAAGTTCATTATTTCCTCCTTCAAATACAGATAAATCTATTTCTTTTGGCTCGAGTTGAGTTAAATCAATTACTTCTTCTTTCCCAGCAATTGTAACTTTATATTCTTTACCATATCCTAAAATACGAGCAGCAACAAATAAAGCATTTTTGTCACCTACAAATAAATCATCAACATCAATATCTTTATTTACAATTAAAGATGTTAATAACTTATCTAGTACTATTCCTTTTTGGATAAAAGATTGATTAGTTAAAATATCCTCTTCTTTAGCAGTCATGTATTTAAGTTCTACTTTACCACTTGATAAAGGACTGTCTTTGGGGTACAAAAGACCTTTAGAAGGTAATTCTACTTCTTCGGTCGGAAACTTGAATTCGGCCATAATCTATTTTAATTAAAACGTTTTTGTCTATAATAAATACTAAAAAGGAAAGTTCTTAAAACAGGTTAGTAATTATTTTTTATTAATTTTATTTTCAAATTTATCAAATCTTGAATCCATTTGTCTATAAATTTCATCAATTTGATTTTGGTAATCTAATTGTAAATCTTTAAATTGATTATTAAAGTCTTTACCATATTCATCTATAGCTAAATAAACATTATCTACAGATTGGTTAATATCTCTAACTTTGGTTTTTACCTTAAACACTCCTATCGAAGCATACCCTACTAAGAATACACCTACTGTGGATAGGACACCTAAAACAAATTCTAAATTTTCCATATCTTATTATTTTTAAATGTCAAAGAACTGTTCCTTTTAGTATTGACATTCAATATAAAAAAAAGCTTGACCGAAGCCAAGCAATTTTTAAAAAGGAGGGTGAAATATATTAGAAGTTTAATATACAGTAATCTGGTTGTACAGTTAAACTAATTTCTTGAGCAGCATTTTCATTGTCCCAGCTGTAATCACCGAAGTTAGCTTCTGTAATTAAAGCACCTTTAATGATCCATTCTGATACGATATCACCAACGGGCCCTAAAATGTTTAAGGTAAGATCTTTTTTATAGAAATCAGAGTAGCCATCTCTACCAGTCACTGATTCATGGTGTAATCTTACCCACTCCATACAAGCTTGAGCACCACTAGGGGTAATTGGATCAAACAATGTCATTGATATTGTGTTCCAAAGTGTTTTACCCTTTACGTATCTTGCAACGTTAATGTGGTTTAACTGAACTGTACCTTGAGTAAGTGAAACAGCTCCCATTCCTTTGATTTGGTATGAAGGAATACCATCAACATAAAGAATAAATCTGTTCTGCTGTTTTGGCTCAAAAGCTGTATAAAATATTTCGTTTGGGTCTAATACTGCCATTTTATTTTATTTTATTATAAATATTCTATTCTTTTATTTTTATGACGGGAATGTAGCTCCTGTTGGTAATACATTGAAATCTAAAATCACAAATTCAGCTGTTTTAGTTGGTTGTAGGTAAATTTGTCCTACTAACTCATTTCTATCTATAACATCTGGTGTGTTATTGCTTTCATCCATTACAACTTTAAAAGCATACAATCCTTGTCTTTGTTGTACTGATTCTAAGTATGGGTTAACTTGTGCTAAGAATGCATTTCTTGTAGCAATTGTATTTTGTTCAAATACTAAGTTATCTGATACTTGAGAAATATAGCTCTTAAGTGAAATTAACAATCTTCTAACATTTACTCTATCTAATGCACTTGCTCTTTTCTGTAGTGTTTTCTGACCAAATACTACAACTCCACTTCCTGGGAATGTAGCGATTGGGTTAATATTAGCTTCATATAAATTATCTCTATTTCCTGAGGTTAATTTTCTTTCAGCTCTAATTACACTTCCTAAAGCTCCTCTAATTAAACCTGCTGGTGCGAACCATGGGTCTGAAGAAGCATCTGTAAAAGCATAAACTGCTGGGATATAAGTTGAAGCTGGAGCCCATACTGTTTGTCCAGTTCCTGCATCTATTGTTTGTAACCAAGGCCAATAAGTAGCAGCATATGAACTATCAAATGAAGCAGCATTATTAACTACTGTTCCTATTGTTGAGTTATAAGGAACTAAATCAATTACTGAAATGCAATCTGTTCTGCTTTCAGCTAAGCTTACCAATGAATTTACTTGACTTGCATGTAAGGAATAAATTAAACCTGGAGCTGAAAGTACATTAAATTGGTAATCGTCTTTATTTGATAATAAATTTATTGATTGTGTATAATCGTTAGCGCCAATTCCTTGAATATTACCTGCTGTAATATTTTCGTTGAATTTAGCATCATTATTATAGTAATTATTTCCTGTAGCACTTGTAAATGATCCTGATCCTACTGCTGGTAAACTACCTGTATAAGCATTTTTAGGATTACCATCATTATCAAAATATTCTGGGGTAGGAGTGTTTACTGCAGAAACATAAACGTAAGCACTTCTATTTACATAATTACCATTTGTTTTAACATAATAATCTGTACCATCTTGCTCTACGCTAAAGTAAGTATCTCCAATTGCTTTAGCTATATAGTTAGGAGCCGTTGGGTCCATAGATAAATTATTATAAGTCTCTAAAATTGATTTTTGACCAGTTGTATCATTTCCTCTTCTAATAAGTAATGAGAAATTACCTGAAGAAGTGTTTACTGAAGCGATTTCCCATCTTATGTTATCTGCTGAACCGCTTGCTAAACTACCACTTGCAGATAATGAACTTGAAGAGTTCATAATTACTCCTTCAGAAATAGTTTTTAATTGGAATGAGGATTTTTGGTACCCTGCATCTTGAGAATCTGCAAACCCTATTGATACAATTCCACTACCATTTGCTCCTGCTGTACTTCCTGAAGTAAATGCAGAAGTAAATGAACCAGATACTACTCTAGTTACTAATAATGATTCACCACCATTTGCGAAATAATTTCTAGCTGCAATTGAATTTAAATAAGTGTAATATTGAGAACCGCTTTCTACAGCCCCACCAAAAATAGCTTCATATTGAGAAAATGAAGAGACAGCTGTTGGGATTTCAACTGGTCCTTTTACAGCGGGTCCTATGATTGCGGCACCAAATGTAACAGGTCTTGAGCCAATAAATGACTGGTCATTTTCTCTTGCTAATACACCTGGAGATATTAATGTTTCTGCCATTGCTTATGTTATTATAATTGTTTATTTTATTATAAATATTAGAAGTTGTTTCAAAAAATTATTCTGCGGTAGTAATCTCTCCTTTTTCTAAGTCAATATTTCCCTCACCATATTTTTCCTGCAGTTCTTGAGCCGTTTTACTTTGCTCTTTTTGCAATTCTTTAAAATCTTCTAAAAAAATATCTTTTTGGTCTTCTAAAGCTGCTAGCTGCAACTCTATTTTACCTAAACCACCAACTATGGTATTAGTTTTAATTTGATAATCTTTTAATGTTTGTAACTCTTCTTCTAATAACTTTTTTATTGCCATAATGTGTAGTTTGATTTGTTATAAATATATATAAATTATATTAAAGATTCATTTATTGTAAATCTCTTAAATTTCTTTTTCTACCATCATCGGTAGGATTAGCTTCAGGGTAATATACACTATCTATATCACTTACCGCTTCAGATGTAATAGTAACTTTAGCTTTTGAATTGTAAATTTTAGTTGAATTTAGTTCTTTTTGAATAGTATCTGGAAGGATATATCCTCTTAGTCTTATGTTAAATGTACCTTTTACTAATCTATCTTGACCTTGAGTTAGTTCAGTTGCTGTTGTAAAAGAATCAATAAATGCTCTAAATTGAAATCTTTCAGGATTTCCCCAATATGCATCAGAAGCATATTCACATGCTTCAATTATTTTATTTAATTGTTCCATATAGTAAGTTTGTACTAAACAACTATATTCCATAGTTACATAGTCAGGTTGAGCTACTACATGAAATTTTTCAACAGGTTTTCTATTATTTAAAGCTGCAAAATTACCATAGAAGTTTTTTGGGCTATATTGTTTAGACCATTTGCCGTATAAATTAGGTTGATTTGCATCTAATTTATTTGCTACTGATCTATCTTTAGCTATATTATCTCTTTTAATTACTATAATGGGCATCATAATTGCACCTGATTTGTCTCTATAATAACCATCTCTTTGAAATGATTTCCATCTTTCAGGAGCACCATATATTACGGGAACATTTCGTCTTTCACCATTTTGGTATACAAAGGGTTTTATAGTATTTTCAAAATAATAAAAAATTGCTTCATCTATATCTTTAATCCCAATTGAATATTGTTTAGTGTCATCTCCTTTTTGGCTCATTTTAGTAGACCTATTAAAAGGTATACCTGTTTCTTGGTAATTAGGATTAATAGGAGACTTTGCTCTATTAGGATTACCCCTCTCTAAGTCAAAAGCTTGATGTTTGTTTTGACTTAAAGTTAATTGATATTTTGGTACTGGTTTTCTAGGTTTTGCCATTACATTCTTTCTATATATGGTGAAATAGCTACTTTATCAGCTGGTATATAGTATGTTGATACTAGAATTGATACGCTATTACCAAATTCATCTAAATCAGGGTTTAATGGGTTTGGAGTACCATCAGAATCATTATTAGGATATGATGGATTCTTTCCACCCCAATATTGGTTCGCAATTGTACTTTGAACCCCATAATATCTTTCTTCGTATAAAATAATATCACCTACTCTAGGTACTATATCTGCATCTACTAAATCATCTCTAAAGAAGAAAAAGTTAATGCCTTGCTCAAATTGTACTCCTTCATACTCGCCTTCAGGATATTGTTGATCACCTCTATCTATTAAAACATTAAACAAGAAAGGACCATTATAATATTTTTCTTCAGCTGCTTCTCCGTATATGTTTACTTTAGTTTCTTCTAGTTTAAATTGATAGACAGCGGCTTGTTGAGTAATAATATTACCCATTAACTCTCTATTGAATTTTCTCATTAGAGATACATCCCTAAGTCTAGTGTACATTGCCATATTATCCTACATAAATTGTATAAGGTACTTGTTGTAATTCTTTCATTTTAGAATCTGCTTCATTTGCTCTTCTTTCTAAAGAAGCTGCTCTAGAAGTTTCATCAAAATAAGCCCTTAATCTTTCTATTAATGACGTTTTTTCTGCTGTTGCAGCTGCTAATAAATCTGATTGATTTAATGTAACATCTGCATTTGGAATAGGTATTGTACCATATTTACCTCTTACATACCCTAACATTTCTTTTGATAATGCTAAAGTGTATTCAAATATCCATTGTCTACCAACTGAATTAATAAATTCATAAGTTGGGTTTTCATACGGAGCATTTGATACATTAGTTACTCTATCAGGGCGTTGCTGTACAGCACTATTAATTCTATCATCTCTTAAAATATATTCAAACCATATTCTAGCAGGGGTTGATTCTTGTGCAGCTGTACTAAAATTAGGGATTGGGAATATTCTTAATTTATCATTTCTAATTTCAAATGAATAATTACTTAATCTAATCATTTGATTCATTTCAATTTGTTGGATCACTTGTAAATCATAATTTAAAGGAGCCATTAAATACCCTAAACCATCACCAAATCCTCCTATACCAATAACACCCGCAGCTAGTACTCCACCAAATCCAAATCCATTATATGGATCTAAATAACGAGCAGATGCCGGATAGGGTTCTTGGTAAAATACTCTTTTTACTTCAATACCATTTTCATATGCTGATCCAGTTAAACCACTTTGAGTCATAAAAGTTTGAAATGAATAATCTTGTACACTTGAAGTTAGTACAAATGAACCTGAGTGGTAATCTATATTACCTCCTGTACCTGCTTCTTCAGCATATTGTTCAGTTAATCTAACAATTGGTTCAAAACTCGGTGTAATCAATGCTTGATTTAAACTTGATCCCGTGGTAAGGTTTTCTAGAGACAATTGATTATCTCGTATTTTATACGCATATAATTCGTTACCATATGTGGTTACTGCTTCTTCAAATGCAGTGAAAAATGAACCAGATTGTAGTTCAATATCAACTAAGGGATAACCTAACCGTTGGGCACAAAATTTAGCTACCTTTACAGCATCAGTTTGGAAATTAGTATCTGAATTATAAAATCCAAATGGTACTGAATTTGCATTCCAAACAGGACTACCATCATAAATTGGTACATTCATAATATATTTTATTTATAAATATGAAAAAAATTTATTTAGATCCAGATATAGTAATACTCATACCATCTTTAACAGCATTATCATAATAATCTAATAAATCTTCAACAATTGGGTCTCTATGGTTAGTAAATAAAGTAATAGCTGAAAGATTTTTTATTTTTCTAGATGCAGTATAAAGAAATTTAAAACCAGAATCTGCTTTTCTTTTTAAATCAGTTTGGTTTGAATCACCACATATCATCATTTTACTTCTTAAACCAATACGAGATGTAATCATCTCCATTTGTTCATGAGTAACATTCTGGGCTTCATCAACAATAATTATTGAATCTAAAAATGTTCTCCCTCTCATAAATGATACGGGTACAATTTCTATTTTACCATCAGCTATTAATTTATCAATTTTTATTTTATCATATAATGCATAAAAATTTTGATAAATTGGTTGAACCCAAGGATCCATTTTTTCTCTTAAATCACCAGGTAAAAATCCTATTTCTTCTTTAGATACTGTAGGTCTTGTAATAATGATTTTTTCGTATTGTCTTCTCATTAACCCATCTAAAGCTACATTACATGCTAATAAAGTTTTTCCACTACCTGCACTTCCTGCTAATAGAGTAATAGTATTTTCTAGGATTTCTTTTTTAGCTTCTTTTTGTTCATCATTTAATTGTAACTTAAATTTGATCGGATTTTTTGGAATCCTTTTTTGACGATACACGTCGTCAGTATGAGGTTTACTCGTCATATAAAATAACTTTGTGTTCAATAATAAATATTTAAAAGATAAAAAAACCCGGTCAAAGACCGGGTTAATTTATTAAGAAAATAAATTAAATCTCTAATTATAGAGTATTTAATCCGTTTACTTTGATAGTACCATAGAATTCTGGTCTTACCATTTTCTTAGCGTATCTAGTTAACAATCCTTTTCTTGGAGTGAAAGTATCTGGATCGTATACTAGAGGAGTCATGATTAATGGAATATAAGGAGCAAATACAGCACCAGTTTCTAAGAACTGAGATCCTCTGAATCCTAACAAGATTTGGTTAGTAGTCATATAAGGGTTCTTATAAACTTTATATCTTCCATTTAATTGACCAACTTTCTGAACACCAAATGCATAAGTTGCTTTTGCAGCATCTCCATCTGAATCAGCAGCGAACCCAGGGATACTTTCTAAGATAGTACCTACAGTTGGAGAACATACTAAGAAGTTAGCTCCACCTCTAAGAGTTTTCTGGTGAATGATGTTGCTTAATTTTTGGATTTTAGTTCCTAAAGTTTGGAACCATTGTCCTTGAGAGTTGTAGAATCCTAAATCAGAGATAGTACCATCAGCACCGTTATCTACGATAGATCTGTTGTTAACAGCAGACCATACTTCGCTACCAGCACCAGCATTCTCAAGTAACATTTCTAAGATTTCTAAGTCAATTTCTAAAGAAATGTACTCACTTAAGATAGAAGTCAATTCTGCTTCAGCATCTAGAGCGTGGTAAGCGTTAAGGTCTTGAGCGAACTCAGGAGTCCATACAGCTTTTAATTTTCTAGTTTTAGCTACGATAGCAGATGATTTCATCTGTACGTTGATTTCAGGAATTGTGATAGATGGAGAGTTTAAGCTGTTAGGCTCTGGGTTACCATCTTCGAAGTCACCTCTATATTGGTCAGTTGGTTGTAATTGATAAGCTACTGTTAAAGTAGAATCTGCATCAATTGTACCATAAGATTTACTAACGATGAAGTCTACATTCTCACCACCATCATATTTAGTAAATTGTGATAACTGGATACCAGCAATACCATCATTGTAGAATGAAGCAACTGAACCAGTAATGATTTGGAAAGCAGCTACACCTTCTTTGTCTAAGAATTCTAAAGAAGAAGTAGGTACAGAAATTTTGTACCAAGTGTTAGCTACAGCAGAAGCTGAATAATTAGAATCAAAATCTAAATCAGACCAAGCAGCATCAGCAACTGTAGAAGCTGAAATAGCGATTGATTGAGAATTGTTAACTGAGTATCCGAATCTACCAGCACCATATAATCCACCTGCGTTAGTGTTTCCAAATGGTGCAGTCTCAGCTGATCCGTTACCATATAATGAAGATCCACTAGCGAATGGAGTTTTATCACTTCCGTATTGGAAGTCTAAGAAGAATACTAGACCAGAAGGTAAGTTCATTGGTTGAACGCTAACGAATTCTTTAGCAGCGATTTGACCAAATACTTTTCTTACTAATGGTAAAGCAACTCCCGCCCATTGACCACCGATGTTAACGGCAGTTTGGCTTGAGAAAGTACCTGAAGAAGCAGCGCCTCCACCAGTTTGTGAACTTTCTACAACAAGTTGTTTAGCTTGGTTTTCAAGGATGATACCCATGTTATTTTTGTGAGTTCCTTCTAAACCTTCCAACAAACCTGTTTTTTCCCATTTGCTAGCTAATCTAGCAGCATCACTCTGTACTGAGTGGTATGGGTTTGCGCTTTCTAATAAAGAGTTTAAGCTCATTTTAATTAAGTTTAAGTTTGTTATTAATTATTATTTTTACAACAATCCAGCAAGTTGTCTCATTCTGTTATACACATCGTTTGACTCAATAATAGGATGTTTTTCGCTTTTTGGTTCTAAACCAGTTGCTTTTGAAGCTGCACCTTTTTTAATTGATTCATTAATAGAAGATTTATCTAATAGTCCTTCGTTTAATGTTTCGTAAATAGTTTTAGCTTGTTTAACATCTACTGCTTTGTCAAATGCTTTTAACACTTTAACTTTTTTGCTTTCTGTTAAGTTTTTAGACTTAAAGATTTTGTTAGTGTAAAGTAATTTAGCATTTAAAAGATTAACTTCTTGTAATTCAACTTTAAGAGCTTCGATTTCATCTAATGCTTCTTTAAATCTCATTTTTTCAGTTTCTTTTTCGATTTTAGAGTCATCTTTGTCTCCATCCTCGTTTCCAACGCCTTTTTCACCTTTTACACGTGATTTTCTTTCGTCTACTTTTTCTTTGTCGTCGTCTGATTTTTTAGCTTCGTCGATTTCAACATCTACATCGATATCTTCTTCGTCTTCAACTTCAACTTCGTCTTCAACAAATTCATCACCTGGCTCTAATTCGCCAGCTGATACCATACTTTTAATGACGTCTTCAATGAATCCTTTAAGATCTTCTTCTGACATATCTTCGAGGTCAATTTCCTCGTCTTCCATATCATCTTCCATATCTTCTTTTTCGTCCTTCATACCATCAAGATAGCCTTCTTCTTCAGCATCTGTTCTAGCATCTTCCTTAACGTCTTTTTTATCATCGTCTTCAGATTTTGCTTCTTTAACTTCATCCTTATCTTCAGCTTTTTTAGCTTCTTCTAAGTCTTCGTCTTTAGCTTCAGATACTTTCATGTCTTTAAGGGCGTTTTTAATGTCTGCTTTAGCATCTTTAAATCCATCCTTATAGCCTTCTTGTTCAGCATCAGTACGTTTGTTTTCATCAACTTGATCATCATTGAGTTCAGCTAATAGTTCGTCAAGATCAATTTCTTCTTCAATTTCTTCTTCTTGAACTGTTGATTGTCCCACTTTTCGTGGGTCAAGGTTCTTTAAAGAATCACCTGCAGGAGAATTTTTTCTTGCAAAACTAGGAGCATCCATTTCGTCTAGCTCTTCTTCAGAAACATTTTCTACCTCATTAACATCTTTGTCATCTTCTTCATACTTTTTAGATCCGTACATTTCGTCGACTTTGTCTTCGTTGTCCATCTCTTCTAGTTTAGCAGATAACATTGATTTTAAATGTGGAGTAAAGGCTTCTTCTAGAGCAAGTTTAGCATTCGCGATAGCAGTTTCTTTTACAGCTTTAGCATCGGCGATTGCTGACTTTAACAAATCTCTGTTTGCCATAATCCCAAAATTTAAGTTTGTGAAATACGATTATTAAGAATCGTAATAGGAAAGTTTTACATTATTCACACCATATAAGAGATGGTGTATTACGGTTATACGTATATGAGTATTTAGTAAAAATTAAGAAATTGAGCAAGAAATTCCTCCTGTTCCTCTAATCATTGAAGAACTTACATCTATATTTGAGGTTGGTGTAAATTGAAATATTCCTCCTTCAATAGGAACTATAACAGATGCAATATAGGAAGAAGTTATTAGAGTAGATTCATCAATATCAGAAAAAGAAGAATATGAACCTAAGGCGTTAGTAGGTTGACCAGCATATGAGCCAGAATTATTTTTAACTGTTTCTAAAGTAAAATATGCTGACCCTGTACAAGTTGGGGGGCTAATAGATATTACATATGATACCCCTCCGGTTAAAGCTTCAATGGGTGTTCCTGCTCCTTCTAATTGTGTTGATGTATAACTTGCCATTTTTTAGAATTAAAATATAGGACAAGAACCTTTAGAACATAATATTTCTCTTACTATATTATTTACTTTAGTATAATCGTAGGTAATTGTATTTTTTCCTTCTTGCAATACCCCCATAAATGAACCTGGGTTTGAAGGTGTAGAGACAAAGTCCCAACATAATAATTCAAAGTCATCTTGTACTTCCATTACGTTACCTCTTTGTTCTAATGAACCCATACCTCTAGATGATACACCTACTGTAACACCATTTTTAATAAGTTCTTTTAATATATTTCCTGAAGGAGTAGGTAAAATTTCTATTTTACCCATTACATTATCTCCATCCCAATTCCAATCAGTAATAAGATGAGATACGTTTTGTAAATTAATAACTTGAGACTCTGGATGGTCTAGTTCCCCTAATGATCTTCTTTCACTAATTAAGGTTTGGTATTTATCCATTTCTCTCTCCCATAATTCTCTTGCATAATAACGTCCGTTACCATTTTTAACCTCACAAGTTGCTAAAATCCCTTCAACAACAAGGTTCCCATTTTCCTTACTTACATTTTCATTTATTGTTTTAGGGGAAAATTTTAGGGTTTGAGTCTCTATTAATAATTTTCTATTCATTATCAGTTACTTCAGTTTCATCAACCATTTCTTTTTTAGAGTATTTTTTACCACAAGATTTTTCATACAATTTTTCCATTTTAGCTTTTTTCTTTTCTAAAAGCTTAATTTCTCTTTGCATTTGTTTCATCTTAGAAGTATCAATTAACTCTTTAAGATTTTCATCTTCATTAATTGAATTAACTCTATCAATTTTTTCTTGAATATATTCGCTTAGATAATCTAATTGAGCCTCTAATTTTACAGCTTCAGCTTCTTTACCAATTTCAGATAATTTAGAATCAATAGATTCTTTTTTAGATTTTTTAGATTTAGCTGATTTAATAGCTTTATCTCTAGCTGCTAAATAATCATCAGAATCAACATCACCATCTCCATCATGATCTTTTTTAGCTTCATCCATTGGTAATTCTTCTTCTTTATTTTCTTCAGCATATAAATCTTTATGATATTGAGAACCAACTTGTTGTTGCCACTCATCTTCATTCATCATTTGTTTAATGACTTGTCCTGACATAGCAGCTAATGAATTTGGGTTTCCTGAAGTAACTACTCCTCCTAATGATTCTTTAATTAAAGAAATTAATTGTGATTCTTTAACAGGTACCATTTCAGATGAACCTTCTTTTAATTTATCACTATAGCCACTGCCCCCATATGTTTTTCCAGAGTTTTCTTCTACTTTTTGTTCTTGGTAACCTAAACCTTCAACTCCAAATTGACCTTCTTTTACATAGTGTAAAGAATCTTTAGATAAGTTTTTAATAACTTTTTCTTGGGCTTCTTCTAATGATAGTTCGGGGTTGTTTTTTATTTCAAAATATACCCCATTTAGCATTTCTTGAGCGTTAACATTATTAATGTTATCTACTTTAGGGGAATAGTCATAGTTTCTATTTTGAGTATTTACTACTTCTTTAGCAGTTTCTTTTTCTTCTGCTTTAATTTTTTCATCCCCAGCTTTATCATTAATTTCTTCTTCAACTTTATCGTTAACGATAGGATTTAAAGATTTAGAACCTGCTTCATTTAAAAAATTATTAAACTTTACCTCCCAAGATTCTTTTTCTCCATTTAAATCTTCAGATGTGATAGTATTTAAAGGCTTTAAATCTACATAATTTTCATTAAGCACACTTTTGTTTTTTAAGATTTTTTCAGCTTGTTCAAAAGTAGCAGAATTAGTAATTAAGTTAGGAAAATTTCTTTTTGCTTCATTTAGAAACACACCTTTATGGCCTTTTCCTTCTTTGATTAAGTTATATTGTTCTTGTAAAGTTTTCATTCTTCGTTTGTTAATAATGTTTCAATATCTTTTATATAGTCTTTAATTAAATCTGTTCCTCTAACTACAGCATAACTTTTTGGGTTTTCTCTGTAGTATTTTATTGTTTCAATTTTTGCCTGTCTAAGAGGTTTAACTAAAGCTTTTATTTTATTTTCAATTTCATCAAAGGCATTAATTCTTTCTTGTTGAAATTTTTCAACTCCTTCTTCTTGTTCCTTAATTAATTTATACTTATACATATTAAAAAAGTTTTTTGACTTCAAGACCTGATCCTTTTATCTTAGAGGGTACAAGTTTATACTTAAATGCTTTAACGTAATAATTATCTTTTACCCCATCAGGACCTGCTTTAGGACCTGGCCCTAATGTTGCTCCTGGGTTTTGGTTTTCTTCAACTTTTTTCTTTTTCTTTTTGGGTAATTTAAAAGCATATGGGGTTAAATAAGCTCCTGCCCCCCCACTAGTAGACATTTCTTCTACTTCTGCTTCTTTTACAGGTTTTACTCTATCACTAGGGAATCTTTTAACAGTACTACCATCAAATCGAACAAATGTTTTATCTCCTTCTACTTTTTCAACTGAACCCGTACCAAACATTTTACCATCTTTATCATAAACGTGTACTAAATCTAAATGGTCATTAATACCTTCATTAGTTGGAGCTACTTTTTTATATTCATCAGGATAATTTTTTCTAAGATGAGTTCTAAATTGGTTGAATAATTTATTTACATCATCAGATAAAGTATCAATTGTACTATCATCTGTTTTTTGGGCTAATTTTTTTAAGTATTGTCTTAATTCTTGAAATTCCTTAAATGTGGAATCAAAAGCAGGTACGTATTCAACTTTCCAAGCTACAGATCCTGTTTCAGGATCAATATCTCTTACAGTTGTTTTAACTCCTCCTTTTGTTGATATATCTCCAACATTAAAAGGTTCTTCTTTAAGTTTATATTTGAATGCCATTTACTGATTTAATTTCGTTGACTAATTCATAATATTGTAAAAGATCAACTAAATTCTCGCTATCAATTTTAGTTGATTTATCTACTTCATTTAGCAACTTAGATATTTCTACTACCTTTACTTTAGTAGCTTTATCTTTAATATTTTCAGATTCTTCTATTAAAGTATTTTTTAATTCTCTAACTTTAGAATTATAAAAATCTCTTAAACCCGGGGTTGAATCTACAGAATTAATATATTCTTTAAGTACTTCTTTTTGTTCTTTACTTAATACATCGTATTTGTTATTGAACTTTTCAAGAAGTATTTTATAAGTCAAAATTCTAGTATCTTTATCATAAGATTTAAATTCTTCTAATACTATATCTTTTTGACTTGGTGAAATCTCTTTTTTAGTTAAATGTTCAAATAAAGTAATTTTATTATTAATTAATTGATCAGTATTAACTTCTTCACCTAAGTTTTGACCCTCAATTAAAGTATATAAAGCTGCTAGTTCTTTATAATTTTTAATTTGGGCACCAAAGAAAACATCTAAGTCATAATGATTTTTAATTTCATTAATTAGATTATATTTTTGTTTCTTTAAAGAAGTTCTATTAAAAGATTTAGAACTTTCTAGAATAGTTGTAATTGTAATATTGGCTTTACTTTCACTTAAAACTTTAGATTTTAAAACTGACTCATATAACTTGTATTCACGACCTAAGGAAGTTTTTACAAAGTATTTTTTTAATAAATCAATAGCCGGAGAGTCACCCCCTTTAAGGGTGTCTGCTGTTATCTGTCGTACAAGTAGCTCGAAGAGAATACCAGTATTCTTATATTTAGAGTGCTTTATTTTCATTAAAAAATATATTTATTTATAAATATTAACCTTTTAGTTGAGATTCATCTAGAAGTGTAGTATCGTCCTTATCTTGCTCAAAAACTAATTGTTTTTTATTCATTTTTTTGAATAATTCTTTGTTTTTTAAGAAAGTTACTTTAGGACTTTCAAACTCAGATAAACTTGGTCTTCCGTCACCATCATTTTTATCTGTGTCTTTCATTCTTTTTACTCCTAATGGATCTTTACCAAAATTATTTTCTTGTTTTCCTCTAGTGATTATAGAATCTTGTGGTCTTCCTAATTTAGGATCATCAGCAGCATATTTTTCAGGTTCAGGTACATTACCTGGATCTGAATACATTCTACCTTTACCATATAATGAAGCTAAATCATGAGGTGTACCATAGGATTTACCTGATTCTACTGGGTCATTTCCTTCTGCTTCAATTTGAGCTAATCTAAATTTACGTTTAGCATCTTCTCTTACTAAATCTCTATATTCATCATATTGATCTTCACTAAAATGATAAACATTATGATAAATCCAATCTGAAGGTACTAATCCTTGTTCTAATAAAGTACCTGCTAATTCAGATTTTGATTTTAATAATTCAACTCTTTCTTGGTCATATATAATTGATGGGGTAGTCATTGATAATTCAAAATTAGTCAATGTCTCATCAGTATAGCCTTGGGTATATAAGTGTACTAAAGCTATTTTATTTAATTCTGATAGTAATATTCTTTGGATTCTATCAATTGTACGAGCAAATCTAATATCTTCGGCTGCTAATGTAGCTTTACCTTCTGTATTTTCATCATACCCCATAAATGCTTTAGGGATTTTTAATGCAGCGAATAATTTTTCTCTTAAATATTCTACATCAGCAATACCATCATATGCTAAACCAGGTGTAGTATCTATTTTAGTAGCACTATCATTTCCTCTAACTGGTATATAGAAATCTTCAAGCATATTTTGCATATTATATTTCAAATTGTACTCACCTGTTTTTTCATCCATAAATGGAGTACGTTTCATATTTGAAATAGTTTTCTGCATAAATTGCTCTACTTCATTAGGAGGAATAGCTCCAACATTCACATAAAATACTCTTTTTTCTGGTGCACGAGCAATTCTATGAATTAACATCGCGTCTTCCATCAATGTATATTGTTTAAATAACTTTCTAGCTGGTTCAATATAGGCTCTACCATAAGGAAGGTAATTAACATCTCCTACCATTCTAAAGTGAGCCATTTCGTAATTGTCATAAATGACAGAACCTTTATCATCTGGACCAGCATCTAATTGTTGTCCTGGTACATTATAGTAACCATAAGAACTACCAGCAAATCCATCAGGGTTCCATTTGTATTTTACTTCAGCTGGATTATCGGGGTTAGATCCTTCAATTCTTTCAATATGGTAAGCAGTATAAGGTATTACATTATAAACACCAAATTTTTCAGCAATTTCTAATTTTAAGAAAAAATCACCATATTTACACATTTGTCTAACCCACATCCATAAGTTAAATTCTATATTTAAAACATCGTAGAATAAGTTATATAGAATTTTTTGAATATCTTCGTTTGAACTTCTAATTTGAAGTACTTCACCCATATCATTTTTAAGGGTAGATTCATCAGCAATAATATCAAGTGCAGAAGCAATAATCGCATCTTGATCCATTACATCATATTCTGAATATAATTGGGTTCTTAAATATTGATAATTGAGATTAAATTGTGCCCCATATAATGAGGTAGGCATTGTAGAATAAACTCTATTAAATCTATCTATTAATGCATTGGTTTCATATTCACCACTTGATTGAATATGACCCGAATCTATAGTTTTAACTTGATTACCCCCTACATTACGAATAACTACATCCGTTGAAAATAA